ACCGTTGTAGGAGAACGTTCGAAGTACTCCGCCAGAGTCAACTCTTGACACCTGGGTCGTGTAACTAGTGGCAGGCCCTATGTCGTTGGAGTTGAAAGTCTGAAGATAGGCCGCTGTTGCGCCTTGCTGTGCGATGGCGCTGGTGCCCAGTAGGTGTTTAAGTAGAAGCCCGTGGCCTTTAGTGAGCACATCGGTTTCGATTGATCCAGTAGCTCCGAGGGTGATCGTGTCGGAACGATCGGATCGAAGAGTCTGGAGGTTTCGACGGAAACCTACCGAGTCGAGCTGCATGGTGTCGCGGGTAAATGTGTCGGCCTTGCCCTCGTAAGCTCGGGTAGGGCTGACGAAAGTCCCATAGGTGGATTCTTCAGCGATCTGAATGACCTGGTCCATGATTGAACTCATGATTTCGCCTCCTCGGCGGTTTCAGTAGCAGCGACAGAGGCGCCGGTTGTTTCCTGGAAATTGGCGTGGTTCTTGAGAGCTGACGCATCTTCTGCGCAGACCTCGAACGGTTCGCCGGGTTTCACGTTGATGGTGTGGGTGGGTAGGTAAACAGTGACCGAATCGAGGCCACCGATGTAGGTGAAGGACTTGCCCTTCTTCTGTTGACTCATTGGAGCCTCGCTTTCGCGTCTAGGAGCATCCGGATCGAACAGACTGGGGCGTCTGCTTCCACGGTGTTCATGGTCATGGACCGCAACTGGGTCCACATGAGCTGCGACAAGTTGCCGAGCTGAGGGTCATCTGCGAGAACTGTCTCCACTGCATTAGCCAGCTCGACGGCTCTCGCTTCGCATGTCTGTGATGTTGGTTTCGATGAGACCTCGACGAACACCTCCAGGGTGAAGGACTCGATGCGTCTGCGCCTGCCTGATGAAAGTGACTCAGGGACGTGGTCATTCGTGTCTATGTTTCCGAGGAAAACGCACTCTCGTCGCTGAGCACCGCCGGGGTCGGCATAAGTCACCTGAATGGATGAGAGTGTGCCGTTGGCTTTAAGTTGTTGAAGGAGCCGAACCTTATAGGTCGACATGATTGTGCCAGCCATGTCACTCCTCGCTGAGGGGTGCGTTGATCGGTGCCAGGTTCAAGGGCACGTAATGGATGTCACCGTCTGGGATAGCTGGAAGACCTTCCAGGGCTCGCACCTCATTGATCGAATAGACGCCTGATTGGATTCCTTGCTGGTAATTGCCCCAGCGTTCCGATGTTCCTCGGCTAAGTGTTGCCAGATCAAATTTCGCATAAGCGACAGAGATCCCTGAGCTTCGAAGTATTGAGGTGATGCCATCCTCTAATCGAGCGACGTAAGGGCGCAGGCTGTACATCGAGAACGCCACGTTCTGCTCATGAAGACCAGAGCCCCAGCTCGTTGAGCCTTGAGCATCAGCGAGCAGATGCGGTGGCACTCCGTAAATCCGAGCGACATCAGCAACTGAGGAGCCCTTTGTCTCTAAGAATTGGGAGTCTTCTGGGTCGATGGTTAGCTTGGCGAATTTGCTGCCTTCGGTGAGTACTGCGAGGCGGTGACTGTTGCCAGCTCCTTGGTGGACATCATTCCAGGCTGCTTTTAGCTGCTGAACTCCGTCGACTGTGAGCTGGCCCGGCACTTCGATCATTGCCCCAGGGAGGCCACCGTTTCCGAAGAAAGCGGCCCCATATTTCTGTGCGCCGAGTCCGAGGCCGATCATTTCTCTGGCTGCCTTTATTGGCGATAGGCCTTCGATCTGTCCGGGTTTCATTAGTCCACGAAAGTGGGCGATGTCTCGGGTGGTGTATAGCTCGTCGGGTGCATTCGAAGATCGGAAGGTGAGTTCTTTACTTCCTTCGAAGGTCTTAACTTCTGGGGTGATTGTTTGAGGATCGAGGGGGGTGACATTGAGGACTCGGCCGGTGTTATCTCGTAGCGTCGCGAGGTAGCTGTTGCCATCGAGTAGCAGGCTCATCATCACCTGGCCGAGGACTTCGCTATTGCGCAGGATCGGGTTCATGTTGATGATCCACTCCGGGAGTGGACGGAACTGGCGCTCGGCGCCTTGGGTTCTGTAATAGATATCAATGGGCAGGGTGCTGATCGTGTCGCTGAGTAGTCGAGTAGCTGCGAACACTGCCGACAGTGCTAGAGCTGAGTCGTAGCTGACAATCTCGCCTGCTGTGGTTCGCACGTCTGTGAGGTCGAGGCCTCGTTTCCACATGTCGGCGTAGGTTAGGTCTCTGGCTTCGTTCTTCTTTTTCCTGAGGCGTCTCATCATGTTTGTCTCCTAGAACGCCACGGGCGCACGATGGCGGTGGCGATTGAGGACGGTGTTCACGCTCGGGAGATCTGTGGGGCGATTCATGCCAGGTTGCGCGAGTTGAATGTTTCCGAATTCGCTGGCGATGCTGGTAGCTCGCTCGGGAATCCTCGACAGCATTTCGAGCAGGAAGTATCGGGCCAGTGTTTGAGCCGCCCAGGCAATGTCACCTGGTGGAGTCTTTACGACTCCGGCCTCATAATTGACCACCACACCGCCGCCTGGATTGTTGAATTCCCAGATGTCATCTTTGAGTCGAATGACGCCGGACCGGTATTTGTTGAGGTCTGTTATTTGGGTGGCAGTGAGGGCAACGCCTCCGATGCTCCCAGCGATAACTACCTGGGGGAATAAGTTGTCGAGCTTGAGGTCTGAGGTGTTGTTTCCGTCGTGGACATCTCGGTGGTAGCGGTAGACGAATGAAGTGCCGCAGTAGTCGTCGATGATGTTGGTCGCCCAGGTGATTGCTTTGACCAGATCAGAGGTGGGATAGACCCCTGTTTCTCCTGAGATTGAGTCCATGGCTCGAACCTCTGGGGGTGTGGTGTAAAAACCGCCAGTGATTTCGTGCTGGGTGGTGAAGGTCATGGCGTTGCCGCCGAAAGTGCCAGACCAGGTAGCGGTCAGGCGTGCCAGATTAGTTAGTCCGGCGAGTGTGTAGTTGTAGACACCTGATCCTGGAGCCGAGGTCGCAGTGCCAGCAGCGACGACTGTGTCGCCGTTAGCATCAACGATTCCAATGGTGACAGCTCCGTCAGCATTTCCGGCGGTTTCGCCACTGTAGAAAGTGACCGACAGCGCCTCCGCCGAGTTTCGCAAGATCAGAGCCGACTCGGTCGAGGGGACGCAGTAGTAGGCCACAGCCAGCTCCTATTTGGTAGCGGTCTCGACTGCCGTGTTCTTCTTGGCCGTCTCGACTTTCTTCTGACGGGCAGGGGTGCAAGCTTCGGCGATACCGGCAGCGATAAGTCGCTCGGCTTCGGCGTCGTTCCACTCGACTTCTTGGCCTGGCATCTGTACCCCATCGGGGCCTGATAGGCATTCGATGAATTTGATCCTCATGAGTGAGGCCTCCAGTAAATGAGAGAAATGCCTGAAGGCCCAGGGACCGAAGTCCCCAGGCCGTCAAGATAATGATTTAGGCGTTAGCTAATTTTCGGAGTGCGTTGAGGTCAACGAGACAACCGCCGCCACGAACAATGAATCGGAAAGATTCGAGGTCGTTGGCGAACCCTGGAGCGTTGGAGCTTTCGACTCGTACGCCGCCAGCGATGCGGGCGAAGTAGCCACGTTCGAAGTTGCCGTACACGATCGGCCAGTTGCCGGTCGCGATTGCTGCCATGTTCGGGTCTGTATAAACAGGTGCGCCGAGCAGCATGTCAGGTGTTCCAAGCTGGAGACCAGGCTGGAAGATAAATTGGCCCTGGCCGTCGACAAGTTTTCTGATCGAACCGAGAGTCGAATCGTTCATGACGAAAGCAGCGCCAGCCCGATAAGGGGCGGTAATGCTGTGCTGGAGGTCAATGATTTCGCTAGCGGTTATAGCGGTCGCACTGGCTGCGGTGACGCCAATGGCGCAACGATTGAAACCTTGAGGGTCTCCAGTTCCGTCGCCAGTGGTGAGTGCTGCGGACCATGCTCGGGCTACTGCGGCGCCACCTTGATCTCCAATGAAGTTGAAGATGTTGAAGTTGCCGACGCCATTATCTTGAAGCAATTCGCTCGAAGCTTGAACGATAGCGGCGTACTTATAGACCGATAAGGTGCTGCTTTGGAAGGCCGGATCTGCCTCAGCGATTTGGGCTCCTTCGGCTACTTTGGCGCCAGTTGAGTAGGAGGTCACTGTTGGGATCAGCATGT